TGGCGCAGCACTGCCTTAAAAAAAGGCATAAATGAAACGCATAAAACAGGGGTTTACCAGACTTGATTGGATTTCTCAAGGTTGGCTAAAAACAGGCACTGGGAAGCCTGCGTAATTTGAATAAATCAACAGAATCAAAGAAAACCAAGACCGTCAAATAAATAATGACCGACGCTAAAAAAACCATCACTCACGGACAAATCGCTCAGGCTCTCGGGGTGTCGGTTGCGCGTATAACAATTCTTAAAAAGGAAGGAATGCCGACTGACTCGATTCAAGCTGCACTCGATTGGAGACAGGCCCGAGAGGATGAACGTCGAAGACTCGCTCCGGTAGTAGTCGAAACTTTAGACGATGGCTCAATCGCCGAACGGATTCGCATTCACCGCATCAAGGTAAATATGGCTGGCGAAGTCTGGGAGCAAAGTATCCGCGAGCGTGATCCGAACCAGGGCAAGTATCAATCGAGTTATAACGCGTCGCTTAAAACTTTGTTGAATCTCGAGGAGGAACAAGAGCGTCGTGCAATCCTCGCCAAAGATTTTATTAAGGCAACGGAGGCCCGAGAGGCGATGCTACAAATCGTCAGCGACATTTTAACCAGGCTAGATAAATTGGCTTTGGATACTGCCGAAGGTTGCAACCCTGAGAATCCAGCGAGAGCAGTGAAAGTTTTGGAGGCTTGGGTTCGTAAAACTCGGAGCGAGATTAGCAGTATATGAGAAAGAAGTCAGTTAAGAAACTACTGCGTTTAATTCCACGCAGACCGATGCCAAAGCCAACCCGACCATTTAACGACAAGCGAAAGCGCGCATACAAACGAGAAATCAAAAAACAATTAGACGATGAATAAATCAGAACTATTGTCGATTGCTCGTGAAGCACTAAAGCCTTCGGATAATGGAGACATAGTTTCTTGGCTGGAGGCAAACGTGTATGCCATTCCAGACAGCCCTATTCCCGGCCCGTTCCGATCAGACCGAACTCCGTGGATAGCGGAAGCACTTCGTATCGCAGCTGACCCCGAAACGCGAATGATGACGGTGCTGGCTTCAATTCAATCTGGTAAATCTTTGTTCGCTCGTCTGTTTTCCTGTCACGTCATCGCCAATGCTCCCGGCCCGATGATGATACTTCAAGCCAATGACACCGAGGCTAAAGACTTTATGCTCCGCTATTGCCGTCCACTGTGGAAGCACTGCCCGCCTGTTCAGGAACGAATGACCGAAGGTGATAGCGATAGGTCATCCATTGCCGACTTCGACCGCATGATGATTTACTCACGCGGTATTTGGAACGAGGCAAATCTTCAACGCCTGTCTTTACGCTACACAATCGCTGACGAATGTTGGCTCGCACCTAACGGACACTTGGCGGAACTTTCAGCGCGTGTCACTGCGTTCGGTTGGCTAGGTAAAAGAATCTTCATGTCGCAGGGCGGAAACGCTGGCTCAGAATTTCATAGCCTGCACGAAGGAACTGACTGCCGAGATTGGAACTTCAAATGCCCTCACTGCGGTTTTCTTCAGCCGTGGGTATGGGAGCAAATTCGTTTTCCTGAGGAAGCCAAAGCGACGGGATCATGGGACTTAAAATTAGTTTCCGAAGGCACGACTTACGAATGCGTTCACTGCTCAAAAAAATTAGCGGATAATAATGCGGTGCGACTTGAGGCAAATGCAGGCGGACAATTTGTAGCTACAAAAACGGCTTCGACAAAAGGACACATTGGCCTTCATTGGAACTCGCTCGCTACGATGTCGTGGGGTGAACTCGGTGTCTTAATGTTGAAGGCAAAAGAAGTAAGCGATACATACGGAGACGAAGAACCACGCAGAATTTTTAAGCAGAAACGACTTGCCTTAGCCTGGAGCGAAGAAGGTGGCACGATGATTACCACGCCCGAAGCCGGTGAATATAAACTCGACGATGACTGGGCAGGCGAAGCAGTAATCAATGCAAGGGGCAAAGTAATGGATCGCGAAGACGAAGGTGCTAAAGGTGCTATCCCTTTCCGCACGATGGGAATTGACGTTCAGCGTGGTCACTTCTGGGTGGTCGTTCGTCGATGGGGAAAGATGGGACAATCACGGCTCAAGGCATTTGCTCGCATCGATACTTGGCAGGGCCTCGAAGAATTTGCGAAACTGCACGGCATTCACAAGGCGATGGTCTTCGTCGATTCGGGTGACAATACACAAGAGGTCTACCGTGAATCTACCAAGCGAGGCTGGAAGTGTGCGCGTGGTTCTGGAAACGATGACTTCGCAAGCACTGGTAAGGACGGCGTAACCGTGCGGAGATTCTATTCGGAGAAGCAACGCATACTTGTCCCTGGCTTAACTGACCGATGTGAACTTGTGGTCTGGTCTAACTTAGCCGGCAAAGACTTATTACACGGCCTCCGATCACGACGCTTGCACACTTATGCTCTTGACGCTACGGCTGACTACATCGAGCAGTTAAATGCCGAGGTTCGGGTCAAGGACAAGCGAACAGGCAAGCCTATGTGGATTATGCCACAGGGTAAGAAAGACAATCACGCTTGGGACTGCGAACTACTTTGCCTGCTCGCAGCTGTAAGGTGGGGTATCGTCGGACGAGATTCGACTGAAACAAATTTGACAACCGATGAAGCAGTACCAAACTAATTTAGGCAGATTGCTCGGTCGTATGTTTTGTCGTTGTTGGGAACATTGGCATAGGGGCTTACGGTCGAGCAGTCTGTTCCTTGCCAATTCCGTAATGTTTATGGCATCAGGAATCTTTATTGGACTCAACGAAGACGAACTCTTAGCGATTCGCGTTAAGGCTCTAGCAAGTATTACAAGCGGAACGGTCACAATGTCTTACTCAGATTCTGGCTCATCAGTCAGCCGTCAATTCGCAGGCATGACTCCAGCAGAATGCTTAAGCGAAGCGATGTATGCCCTATCAATTTTAGACCCTCAAACTTACGGAACAGTCAGAACAGTTTTACGCGGTTCATTCCGAAGACAGGATTTCTAATTTGATTTATGCCACGCAAGCCTACAACGAAATCTAAGAAACCACTGCCCGCTAAGAAAGCGAATATGGGCGGGTGGAGTATGAATAATTTCAGCACGACTCGCGCGCAGTTATTTGCTCCAGTAGCCCAAGACCAACGCAGAGATTTATCTCCTCGTGATCGCGTCGAGATGATGCGTCGCACACGTTGGGGTGATCGGAACTCCGGCATCGTCCGTCAAATTCTTGGTGACTTAACGCAGTACGCAATCGGGCCTGATGGAATCCGTCCTCAGTCTCACTGCAAAAACGCAAAACTTTACGAGCAATACTTTCACGACTGGTCTCGCAAATGCGACATCACGAATCGCTTTTCATTCTCTCAGGCTCAATCTATTCTGCTCCGTTCCGCAGCTCGAGACGGTGACTCATTTGCAATCAAGGTTCGTAACGCAAGCGGTGACCCTAAGTTACAACTCGTCGAAGCCCACCGCGTAGGCAATCCTGTGCCACCTGAAAAGGAAGTACCTGGTATGCACGATGGTATGATTTTCGGTGCTTACGGTGAACTCGTCGGCTTCAATGTTTACAAGTCAGACGGCACGTCCCGCACGGTCTACGCTAATGCTATGATGCAAATCGTAGATATGGAATATGCAAGCGGAGCGAGAGGAACTTCAATCCTCGCAGCTTCTTGGAATGACATACAAGACGAGATGGAAATTTTAGCGATGGAGAAGATTGGCGTTAAAGCATCGAGCGATGTGTCTTTAGTATTAAATAAAAAAGAAGGTGTAATCGACGAGAATATGGCTTTTGAATTAGGCGCACTTCCACCTTCGGGCGGACTCGGTAATATGGCGGTTCAAATGGGTGGAAAAATTCTTGCTCTCGATGTAGGCGAATCTTTAACAAGCCTCCAAAGCAATCGACCAAGCCCTACATTCACCGGCTTTCTTAAATCAATTCAGCAGGACATCAGCCGAGGCATTCTGCCTTACTCTTTCGTCACTGACTCGTCGGACAACACAGGCCCTGGTCTTCGTCTCGACATCGCTAAGGCTGACCGCACTTTCCAGAAGTGGCAGTCGTTAATCATCGAGCAACTTTGCATTCCTACTTGGGGCTATGTAATCGGTGACGCTATCGCCAACGGAGATTTACCTGACGATCCAGAGTGGAACAAAGTATCTTGGACAACTCCTAAGCGCGTAACCGTTGACGCAGGCCGTGAAGCTGCGAATGACCGAGCCGATATGGAACTCGGTTTAATCTCCGCCAGCGAACTATACGCTCAACGCGGTTTAGACTTCCGTAGCGAAATGGCTAAGCGTGCCGAGGATATGGCTTTCATTATTAACCTGGCTAAGAGTAGCGGTATCCCTGTTGAGATGCTTTACAAGCCTACCAACATTCAACCAGGCACATTCGCACCTTTAGCACCTAATCCTTTCGTCGAACCTGAGGCAGATAATTCTTCCGCAGAAAATTTAATCGACCAAAACGAAGACCCTAACTCCTAAAAATTTACAATGAGATTCTTAAACAAAGCACTCAATGGTCGTAGCCCAATGCTCATCGACCCGAACACTGCAAAGCAGTATGCTATCGATGCTGAAAAATTCGGCTTCACTGACATTCTCACGCAAATCTTCGGCGAGCAACCCAAGCCTTACAAGGTTGGTTCATACGGCATCATTCCTATCTCGGGTGTAATCGGCAAAGGTCTTTCGCCTTTTGAATGTATGACTGGTGGTTGCGATTTAAATACGCTCAACAAACAAATCGACGCGTATGCTTTAGACCCAGAAGTAAGCACAATTATCTTTGATGTTAATTCTCCCGGTGGCACAGTCACAGGTGTAGAAGAAACTGCACGCAAGATTGCCGGTCTTAAAAAGCCAACGATTGCTTACACCGATTCAATGATGGCTTCCGCAGCTTATTGGCTCGGTGCTTCTGCTGATCGCGTGCTAGCCTCGCCTTCTGCGGACGTAGGGAGCGTTGGAGTGTATATGGCAATCCCTGATATGAGCGCACTCTACCAAGCCTCGGGTGTTAATATGGTTGTTATCAAATCGTCCGCTACGCCTCTTAAAGCTGCGGGCATCGAAGGAACATCACTTAGCCAGGAACAATTAAACCATTTCCAAGCCGAGGTTGATTCAATCTATAATGACTTCGTTGCATCAATTTCAATGAAGCGAAAGATGGTTAACGCTGACGCTCTTAAAGGTCAGGCAATGTCTGGTAAGCAAGCCTCGAAGATGGGCCTAGTAACTGGTCTGGTTGATTCGATTGATTCAATCGTTAACTAATGAAAGTACCTGACTACGTTGCGGACTCTGCTCGTCGTGGTCTTGATTGGCACGCAGAGGGTAAGTCTGGCGATGGTGTAACTGACCAAACAATTGCTGAGGCTCGAGCGATGGCAGGCGGTAATGTCTCGGAAGATAAACTCCGCAGAATGAACCCGTGGTTTCAACGTCACGAGCCTGATATGTCCGCACCTAAAAACAAATCGGACAACGAAGACTTTCCCGGTGCTGGTGCAGTGGCTTGGGCATTATGGGGTGGCCCGACATCGGGTGATATTATGCGAACTGCTAAATGGGCAGAGGCCGAAGTGAACCGATTAGACCGAGAAGCCAAAGCCAGATTTACCAGATTCAAATTATAATTTATTATGCCTAAAATAACTATCACCGACATCGACGGAACAATCATCGAACAAGGCCAGCCAGTCGAGAATGTCTTAGACTACATTGACGAGCTAGGTGATGATGTCATAGTCTTAACCAATCGCCCTGAATCTGACAGAGACAAAACAATTCAAGATTTAGCCAACGCGGATTTAGATTATACCAGGCTAATTATGAATGGCGGTTCAGCACCAGCCCCAGAATTTAAGAAGGCCGAAGTTAAGAAACTGCTCGACGAAGGCTTTGACCCGCAAGTGTTTATTGATGACTCCAAAGACAATCGGGACGCAGTCGGATCACTAGGCGTTAAGACCTTAGACCCTGCCGACATTACACAATCTGAGAACGAAATGGAAAACGATACGATGGACGCTGTTGCCAAATTAACTAAATTTATGACAATCGAAGAACAACTCATCAAGGCTATGGCAGACTTAACTTCTGCTTCTGCTGAACGTGACGAACTACGCGCTAACCTCGAAAACGCCGTAGCCAAAGAAGCCTCTGACTTCAAAGCAACTCTCGAGCAAAACGCTTCGCTCGTAATTGAGCGTGACGCACTCGCTAAAGAAAAGGCTGAGTTGATTGCTAAGATTGCTGAACTTCAAACTCAAACTGTATCGGCTTCAGTCGAAGCTGCTAAGATTGCTTCCTCAGTCGGTGTTAACCCTGTCGAACTTTCTCCTTCCGATAAATCTGACGAACCCGTTAAAGCAGTGAATCACCTCGAAGTGTTCCTGGCTATGGAGATGGGTGCAGAACGCTCCGCTTACTTCGCTAAGCATAAGAACGAAATCGTTCGTTCAATCTAATTTTCTCTAACCACTAATTACTAAATAAACTACAATGGCTAATTCCATCGCAACAGCACCATCGATTCTCGCTGAATCCGTGATCGCTTCCATCAAAGGCAAACTCCCTGCCCTCAAATCCTTCTCCAGCGTGTTCAGCACTCTTGAAGGAACTGCCGGCAAGTCTGTCTTCGTTCCTTTAATCGGAACTTCAACTGCATCAGAATTTGGTGCTTCTGGCTACCTCAGCCAAGATGACGCAACTCTCGCAGGCGTAACTGTAACCCTGAAACACTTCAAAGTGTCCAGCCGTTTCAGCCCTCTCGACGTTAAGTCCTATGGCGCTCAGTACCTCGTTAACGCTTTCACTCCTACCGCTTCTAACGCTATCGCTGAAGCTTGTATGGCAGAAATCAGCGCACTGATCACGAACGCTAACTTCTCTAGCAACGCAGTAACTGGTGCTGCTCTCTCCTACGCTGAAGTTGTAACCGCTAAAGGTGTTCTCGATGCAGCTAAGGCTAGCGACACTCGCGCCTTAATCGTAAATCCTACTTACGCTAACAACCTCTTAACTGATGCTCAAATCGCAGCTGCTTATGCTTTAGGCGCTCAAGTAATCCAAACTGGTCAAATCGGTCAAATTGGTGGTATGTCAGTTTATCAGTGGTCTTCCTTACCTACCAATAGCGAAAATCTCGCAGGCTTCGCTTGTGGTTCTGACGCTATCGCTGTAGCCTCTGGTCTGCCTCTCGCTGAAATCCCTGGCTTTGAAACCGCATCGGCTATCGACGCTGACACTGGTC